TGCCATCCTTGATGCTTGTATGCCGTCTTGTAATGACAGATTTGGAACAATTTTAAACGATTCTTTAGGTAATTTGTCAAAAATTTGCTCAATTATGCTCTTTCCGCCACTTGCCAAAGTTTTAGCTCTAGCGTCATGCGGTAGCCAATGTGTGCCATATTCGTATGGTCGTTCTTTAATTTGGTTAGCGTAATAGATAATTGGTTGCCCATGTGCTTCGTGGTAATCCAATACCCGTATCTCTCCATGTACAACTTGATACCACCAAATAGCCGTAGCATCGTTAAAGCCCAAGTCCCAAGCCGTATGCACAGGGAATAAGGTGTCGCACTCAACCTTGTCAATACGCCCTGCATCGGTCAATAGTCGCATCTCTGTGCCGTATATAGCCCCAATGATGGCAGCTTCAAAACTACACTCAAACTCTTGTTGGTACTGGTCAATGGTCATCAGCTTTAATGCGTCATCTAATTCTTCTTGGTCGATGATGTTGGTTTGACTAGCCCGTAAAGTCTTGCTATACCATTCATTTGGGTTAAGGTTAGCGTACTGGTATATGTCGTAAAAGGTATTGTGACCTTTAGGAGTACCAATAAACACCGCCCAACCCCGCCTATCAGATAGCAATGGGCGTATAACCTCACCCCATAAACTAGGCTTTGTGTCAGCCATTTCGTCAATAATTACGCCATCGAGGTAGTTTCCACGCAAGCTGTCAGGCGAATCGCCACCAAATAGCCTTATGCGTGAGCCATTCATAAGCTCTACCCATAGTTCTGAGATGTTATGGTTGACCCGTACAGGCTCGGAATACCGCATTAAGTAATCCCAAGCAATAGACTTAGCCTGTGCGTAGTACGGGGCTATATAAGCGTACCTAGCGTTATCTTTACCTTCGTTAATGGCTCGTAGCAATAAGTCGTTAATACACGCCACAGTCTTACCACAGCGTCTATGAGCAACAATCACAGCCCAACGCTGTTGTCTAGTGTGGAAATCCCAAAATACCTTGCGTGGCCAGTAATCTATTTCATGCTCTAGCTCGTCAGAGCAGATGGCATTTTCCATGTAACTGTGTGCTTAATAGGTTGTTTTTGGTCGCCTGCCACTTCAGTACGGGCAAGTTTAGGCATTGTGTATTCAAGGGCTTTGAAATAAAGGTCTAACCGCTTGGCAGGGTCGTCTATCTCATTTAGCCATAAATCAAGCTTATCTGCGTTGGCAGAGGTAAAGGCTGCAATGGCTTGTTTCACCTCAATGGTGACCTTGTTAGACGCTCCTGTAGGCCTTCCAGCCCCTTCACGCTTACCGCCTTTGATAGATTTTGATTTTTTATCATCCATACTTATCCAAGTGATTGATTAAGTTAGGTTAATTCTACACTACAAACAATGCTTATGCCATGTCCTTTTGGAACTTATTAAAGTGTGTAAGCAAAGCAGCTTTACGCTTCATGCGTTTTTCTTCGTTGCCTACTAACTTACTGGGCTTACCACCCTTCATTGAGAAGTCTAGCTTCTTTGGTTCTTTAGTTTTCATTACATATCCTTTATTTGTTTGGGAAATTGGGTGGTACGGAAAAATAGCGGTCACCAAACTTCATTACTTGGTAGCCCCTGTCTTGTTCGCCCTGTACTCCCATCTGAAATGTAGGGTGTGCCGCACCTTTTAACATCATGTAAGAGTTTTCGGGCAATCCATAATCCATGCGGTATTGCATAGGTGTCGGGGCTACTGACCCCCAATGTCCTTTATTCTCACCGCCTTCTTTCTGTGGTTGCATACCAGCAGCCATAGCGGTTGTATAGTCGTAATCAGCCCCATGCGGGTCAAAGAGTCTAAGCATGGCGGCTAACTTTTGGTTGACCATTACATATCCTTCATTTTGTCGGTAAGCATTTGTTTTCTAGTCTTTTTGGGCGGTTTTGCCGTCTTAGCCGACTCAATAAAGTCTTGCTTAGTAGGGGCATCTTTGCTACCAACCTTGTTCATCTTTTCGCCTGAACCCGCCTTAATCCTAGCCCTCTTGCGGTGAATATTGGCATATAGTCCGTCTTTCATTAGCAACTCCATCTCGCTCTTGCTGCTTTTCCTCGTTCCCCAGTCCAGCCTTTTGACCTTGCACAGAAACTATCATGGCGTGGCCCACTAGCTTGGGGGGCTTGTAAATTGGCGTTGTTCTTGCGGTTATAGGCAGCTCTGCCTTTTGCCGTCATACCTGCACCTTCTTCAACAGATAGGTAATTACGACCTTTGCCTTTAGTAGTCTTAGGTATTGGCTTATCGTGCTTATCCATTGCAGCACGAATTTGGTCTTGTCGGCTCATATTTCAAGAATTTTCAAGATTTTTCTTGAATGTACCGAGCATAAGCATCTTCTAGCTTATTCTTGCGGTTGCCTTTGGCGTATTTACGCTCAGTAGCAAGAGCAATGGCTATAGCTTGTTTCTTTGGTTTGCCAGCTTCCATCTCTTTTTTAATGTTCTTGCCTACCGCTTCTTTGCTACCTGATTTCACTAATGGCATGATTATTCCTTAATCAAATTGTTTGCGATACATTAGTGATACACCGCCTTGACCCATCGGCTGACCCATAAATTGATTGCGGTTAGGGTAATAGCCAAGCGTTACTTGTTGGTTTGGTGTGCCGTAAGTCATGTCTAAGCCATTGATTACACTAGGAATATTGTAACGATTGTCGGCAAATCCCATGCCACCTACGCCTAAACCCAAACGACTTTTTTCATCAATCGGAAAGTTATAACCAACCCTACCGCTATACATCGTTCCTGCTTTGCCAATATCCATAGCACGACCACTAACTTCCAAATTTCTTAATATTTGGGCAAGTTTGCTTGCTTGGTCAAAATTAAGTTGGTTTTTGTCCATTATTTCAAGAACTTAAGTTTGTAAGTCGTAGTGTTAATCAGGTCTGCAATCTCATCAATCAGGTTTTGCAGTTCGCTATCTTGCGGTAAATCTTGGCGGGCATCTGTTACAAAGTTTTGTAGGGATTCTAGGTATTTAACAGGGTCTTTGGGTTGGTGGTACACGCTTGGAAATGCGGTGAATTTGCCATAAATACCAGCGTGGGATTCAGCAAAGCTATCAGTTAAATCTACAATGGCTTCGTAGTATTTTTGCAACGCTTTGTGGCGTGAATAGGAATCCGTTGTGAAATGGAAGAAATGCGTATTAGTCGCAGAATGTAGTAATGTAGCTACAAATAAAGCACAATTTTCCATGCAAACTCCTTGTTTTTAATGATTATAGTCTTTCTTTTCAATTAATCCAATCACTCTTAATGCAGATTCGGGGCTATCCACCCGACTAAGTGGCCCACCTTTCCACTTAGCAATAAACTTTAATTGTTCTGCGGTGAACTTGGCTTTAGCATCTCGTTTAACTTCCATCAAGATAGTTTCGCCATTAAAAGTGACCAATAAATCGGGAATTCCTTTACCAACTTTAGATAAGTCATACACATCAGCACCCGCTTGTCTTAGAGTTTTTACTATTTCAGCTTGGTTAGCGTCAGTTCTTTTAGCGTATGCCATTGTTTTTTAACAGTAATCGGTTAAGATATGCTAACTTTACCATTATAAGGTATGTTATGGCTAAAAATCAGTATGGTAATTACATTAGTGATGATGAATTTATAGAGAAGTGGAAATCATACCCCAGCCCTACAGCAATGGCAGAGTATTTAGGTACAGGTGTTCGTTCGGTTATGAATCGTAGGCGGTCAGTAGAAATTAGATTAAATGTGACACTAGAAACCGACCTTAGTTACAAGTTAGCAAAATGCAAAGAAGCAGTTGAGCAAGCTAGGGCTGAAAAAACAAAACGCAAAGAATTGCTACAAGAACGCTTAGAAGCTACTACCCATAGCGTCAGGCGTGGTATGGAAATGGAAAAAGGGCGTGTCATTATATTTTCAGATGCCCACTTTACCGACCACACTACAACAGGGTTTAAAGCACTTATCAAATTTATTGAGCATTTTAAGCCAAAAGCTATTATCTGTAACGGAGATGCCTTTGACGGGGCAATACTCAGCCGCTTCCCAAAGATAAATTTTGACCGCCAACCTAGCGTATTAGACGAACTAAACTATTGTAAAACGCATTTAGATGCTATCGAAAAGGTACGCCCAGCAGGGTGTAAGCTAATATGGACGCTGGGTAACCATGATATGCGGTATGAGTCTGCTCTTGTATCTAGAGCCAGCGAATACGCTGGGGTGCAGGGTTTTTCATTAAAAGACCACTTCCCCCATTGGGAAACCTGTTGGTCATTTTGGGTCAATGATGATACTGTTATTAAGCACAGGCACAAGGGCGGTAGATATGCAGGCTATAACAATGTCCAAGCCAGTTTTAGTAATATCTTTACAGGGCATACCCATGTCTTGACTTTAAGTCCTATATCAACCTTTGACCAAAAGACCTACTGGGGTGTACAAACAGGCACTTTAGCCGATGTCAACGCAGAAAGTTTTAGCTACACAGAAGATAACGCTAAAGATTGGCGACAAGGTTTTGTCATGGCATCTTGGGAGCGTGGCAGACTTTTAATGCCTGAGATGATTCAGGTTTGCGGAGATGACGAGGTAGAGTTTCGTGGGGAAATATTAGAAGTATGAAGATTACGCCTAAGATTATTGAACACATCTACAGTATGTTGTATTGCTGCGAGCCGTTTGCGTCTTGGGACTTACCTTTGCCTGAAGAAATCAAGTTTGTAGTGGATAGCGACTTTGATGCTATGGGTACATACCTTTACGATGATGGGGAAAAACACGCCCATACCATTACTATATCTGACGCTAGGTGCGGTCATTTAGACACAGTAATTAGGACTATGGCCCATGAGATGATTCATGCTAGTCGGTGGGATACAAGCACTCAGGCATGGACTAAGCACGACAAAACCTTTAGAAACAGGGCTAAGGCTGTAGCTACAGAATTAGGCTTTGACCCGCTAGAGTTGTAGCCTAGCCTTGACTATACCTAGTAAGGTATCGAACTCAACTTCGTGGTATCTCTCGAAAGCCTTTGCTCCGAGTCCATGCACACCTGTAGCACCTCTGTGATGCTCGGTACATAAGGGGAGTATTGGTGCTTCTGACCGCTTTCCACCGAATCGTCTGACATGGTGAAGCTCTGCGGGGGTGTCATGGTAGCCCATGTGGTAGCATAAGACGCAACCAAGTCTTGCAATATCGTCATGGCGTTTTTTATCCTTTTTGTTCATTAGCGTAGTCGTACCACATTAGATAGAAAGCCTTAAATTCGTCAACCCCGTTGCCTAGTTTAGTGCATCCAAAGGGTTGGACTTGCCAAAAGTTTTCTATAACTAACTGGTCATCTGTGTTGCCTTGCACAATAACGACTGTAAAGTTAGGCGTTTTAGCAAAGGCTTGCAATAGGCGTTTTTGACCCTCGCTAACCTTTTCATTGGGGCGTTTCCACTCCATCACCAAAAACTTACCATTACGCTCTGCAATCCCATCTATGTTACTAGGGCAGAAGTTTTGGTTTGTTGGTATCAAGCCTTTGAACGCACCATAGTCAATATGGGTGGCGTAGGCATTACGCATTATCTTATTGAATGTTTGCATCTTTTTGCAGTACATCCTCTAGTTCTTGGGCATAGTCGGTTATATCGCAACTAAGCAAATAGGCTTCGGTATGGTCATTTTTAAGTTTAAGTTCATGCACCCGTTTAATGGTGCGGGTCAAATCTAGGAATACTTCTGCAAATCCTCTCATCGGGTCAACCTTTCTATATTTCTGTCATTAGCTTGTTGGGTACGCCATGCTTCAAAACGCATCTTGGCGGCTTCTAATTGCCATCTGAGGGCTTCTTTTTGCTCTACCGCTACCCCTATGGCTTTGCATAAGTCTTGGTATTCAGGACTGCGGTAAGCTTCCCGTTCCTGTGCCCCTAGCGATTGTTCTTCGGTTTGCGACATCTTGATAGCTTTAAGACTATGCCTAAAGTTCTCAAGCTGGGCTAGTTCACCGCTTGCCTTAGCGTATTGCGGTGCTGTTTTAAATATAAAGTCTATTGCTTCGTGTGGGTCATACTCTTTCATTTCCATTCCCCCCAATTACCTCTGTTTTTTTTACTATATTGGTCAGCGTAGCCTTTAAGTAAATTACTATCAATTTGGTATTTTGATAGGTACTCCCTAAACTTTGCTAACCCCCATTGACTACGCCATTTACATAGCTGCCGTACTGCACATTGATGTTTGTATTCAAGCGAATAATAATCGTTGTGATTCAACTACGCCACCTGAGTCATATTTTTTTGTATCTCCTTTTGGGTAAGGCAAAACTTCATATTTTAATAAATTACGCATTAATTTTTTCTGTTTTTTATCGCCATGAAAGTAAATGTATCTATGTTTTCTTGACCTTTCTGTGTAATAAAAATCATCACCATATTTTTCTTTAATGCTTTCAAGTGTCATGCCGTCAGATAATGTTTTGCTATGTTTATGTTCTAATCCTTTTACAGTCCAATCTACTCTTTTTGCCGATATTCCTGTGTATAAAAAGTTAGTTGCTTGATATACATATCCAACATGACCTTGTGCTTGGTCTGCATAACTTACAACAATGGTTGGTTTTGGCAACAATTTAATAGAATTTGATACAAGAAAGCTAGATTGATTTTTAGTGTTATCTTGCAAACATAGGCGGTTTAACTCTAAAACCTTATCTGACCATTCCTTGCCACAGATACCCATACATAAAGATGGACTGGCTGGTATGCCGTAAGTTACCACTCCAACAAGCGTAGATTCTTCGTATAGGCCAAAAGCGTACATGATTTGCGGTATTCGTTTAGCGTAGTGTTTTTGCAACAACCAAGGATATGTTTCTTCTGATTTGATGGGCAAAATTATCAATCTATTTCCATCCCCATTCGCATCATACATTTCTTCTTTAAAGTATCGTAGCTATCGTAGCCGTTACCCAGTATTCCTAACTCACGAGCCTTGTTCTCAATACCTTGTTGGCTAAACATCCAAGACCTGTCCACCTTTTCTTTGGCGGGGGTCATATCTAAAACATCTTCCCATCGTGCAGCGTTTAACCAACTGGCAGGGTAAGGAATATAGTCTATTTCGGTGCGTTTAAGTTGCCAATGTCTAAGATGCTTGGGCAAGGCTTCTAAGGCTTCACGCTTTTCAAGGTCAGTCAATCGTTTCCAAGCAATCTCAGCTTTTTTCTTGGCGACCTTTTTGGGCCAATTCATCCAAAACTTTTCAAAATCCACACATCCCCCTATTTTGTTGCAAGTATATAAAGTCCAACATTACTAAAAGCATAACCGCTATATACAACCGCCATAGGCATATTGCCTTTAAAGGCTTGTTCAGCAGCTATGTATCCGTAAATCACACCTGTAACGATTATTAGCCAAGAACTCACAATTCCCCCATAAAGGCTGTAGGTTAAGTTTACTTAATTATAAGGTATATAGGGATAAACCCTAGTTATATTTTTGTATAACCTTGCAAACTTTTTATCCATAGAACGACCAACGCCACAAGTGGCGATACTGTCAAGAGATGTATCGAGTAACGACTCTACCCAAGCTGGCTTGACCCAGTATCTTGGCGGCTATCGCAGGTGTCGACCCTCGCTCCGATGCTGAATCTCCATCGGCCTCTAGCCCATCCCCGACTTTTTCTAACACCCTGTCGTTTCGGGTGGCAGAAATAGAAAAACCCCTTTGGGTTGCTCTAAGTTAGACCCGCTTAATAAATG